AGACTGGGACCGCTACGGATACAGCAAATTGCCCGCTGATCACTGGGCATGGGCTGAGGTGTCTCGGATATGGATCGGCATCGGTAGAGTCTGCGCCTACTGCGAGCAGCACACGACAGACTATGAACCTGATCACGTCATCCCGCTCAGTCGTGGTGGATCGAACAGCATCACGAACATCGTGCCCTGCTGTAAGGCGTGCAACAGCGACAAGCGTGACCTGCCACTGCTCGACTGGTACGCAGACAGACACCGACGTGGACTCCCCACACGCTCGCTCTCGACTCGGGTCAGACACCTCACTCATGCATTGCTCGAGGTGGCCTGACAGCCCCGACATCCACGCGTCGGCACTCCCACTTGACAAACCCCGACGCGCAGCACCACGCGCCGACGAAAAACCCCGGGGGGCCACCCCCTCGCGGACCTCCCAGAAACCCGCCGGTGAGGTCGCCGCGTGCCGCCGCGAATTCGACGGTTCTTGTGGAGAGCGCTTCTCTCGTTTCTAGGAGGCCCGATGGCGACGCCTGGACCGAAGCCGAAGCCGGCGCTTCAGGTTGTCCGCGAGGGGAACCCGGGGAAGCGGCCCGTGAAGGATTCCGCGAAGTTCAATCCCTCGGATTTGGTCGAACCTGACTGGGCTGAGTGGTTTCCGGAGGGTTCGGGTGTCTATGAGGAAAATACCAAGGCTCGGGAGGTCTGTCACGGGCTGTGGGTGAAGCTGGCGCCGTCGTTGTCTCGCACTGTGGGGCTCGTCGGCGAGCAGCAGGAGACGCTGATCGAGTATTGCGTGACGTACGCGAGGATCCGGCAGGGTGAGCGGGCGATCTCGATCGAAGGAATGGTCGTGATGACGGAGCGGGGGCAGGTCAAGAACGCTTGGACGGCTCCCTTGAATCAGTACCGGTCGCATCTTCGGGCGCTGATCGGCGAGCTCGGCCTGTCGCCTTCGGCGGCGACGAGGCTCGGCGACCGTAGCGGCGACGAAGACGACGATCCGTTCGACTGATCCGCTGAAGTGGAGGCGGCATGGCGCGGAAGCAGTGGACGCCGCACAACCTCCCTGTGCCGTATGACGCTCTGGTTGAGCTTGGGCTGACGGATGAGGACATTCAGGAGGCGATCGATCGGGCGCCGCTCACTGTGGCGTTCCAGGCGGATCAGCATGAGGGTGCTTGGTTCGATGTGGAGCGTGCTGCTAAGGCTCTGAATGCTTTGGCGGCGTTCAAGCACACGAAGGGTCGTTGGGCTGGGGTGCCGATGTGTATCGGCCGCGGTCTGGATTCGTGGCAGGTCGTTTGGGTTCTGGCCCCGGTGTTCGGGTGGGTGTGGCATAACCCGGAGATTGACCGGGTTGTGCGGGTCATCCGTGACGTGTGGATTGAGATCCCGCGTAAGAACGGCAAGAGCACGTTCGCGTCGGGTGTGGCTGGGATCCTTTTGCTCGCTGATGGCGAGATGGGCGCTGAGGTCTATAACGCTGCTGGGTCGACCACTCAGGCTGGCCGCGTGTTCGAGGACGCCAAGCGGATGCTGATGACGTCGCCGGCGGCCCGGAAGCGGATCGAACCGCTGAAAGAAGTGGTCCGTGTCCCGAAGACGGGCGGCATCCTCCGTGTTCTCTCGAGGGTCGCTGAGACGGCGCACGGTTTGAACGTGTCTGGCGCGACGATTGACGAGGTTCACACGCTGAGGAATCAGCGGAAGCTCGTTGAGGCGATCGAGACGGGTGTTGGTGCCCGTGATCAGCCGTTGATCATGTACATCACGACCGCTGATGAGGCGGAAGAGGGCACGATCTACGACGAGAAGCATTCTCTCGTTGAGAATTGCGCCAATGGCGTGGTGAAGAACCCGACGCAGTACGGCGTGGTTTGGGCCGCGGATGAGGGCGAGGACGTTTTCGCTGAGGAAACGTGGCGCCTGGCGAATCCGGGGCTTGGTAAGTCTCCGACGCTGACGTATATGCGGAACGAGGCGACGAAGGCGAAGGCATCGCCTACGTATCTGCCGACGTTCAAGCAGTTGTCGCTGAATGTGCGCTCGCGGAGCACTGTCCGTTGGGTGAACCTCGATCAGTGGGACGCGTTGGACGCGGACGCGGATCGTGCGAAGCTTCGCGGCCGGCGCGCATGGGGCGGCCTCGACTTGTCGGCGGTCGCTGACCTTACGGCGTGGGCTGTGTGGGTGGAGTCGAACCGTCCGGGCGCCCAGTACGAGCTTCTGACGCGTCTTTGGGTGCCTGAGGATGTCGTGGACGAGCTCGAGAAGAAGCTTCAGGTTCCGCTGCACAGGTGGATCGAAGACGGCTGGATAACGGCGACTGAGGGCAATGTGATCGATTACGCGGCGGTGAAGTCCGCTGTGATCGGTGATTGCAAGCATTTCGACATGCAGCGTGTCTCTTATGACCGGATGTTCGCGGGTCAGCTTGTGCAGGAGCTTGACGCGGAGCTCAAGGGTGTGGAGATCGCACCTGTGGCGCAGACCTTCCTTGGCCTGTCTCCCGCTTCGAAGGAAATGGAGCGGTTGTGGACGGCTGGGCTGATGCGTTGGGACGGGAATCCGGTCATGCGGTGGATGGCGTCGGTTGTGGAGACGAAGAACGACGGTCTCGACAATATCCGGCCTGTGAAGCCTGATCGTCAGAAGTCGTCGGCCCGTATCGATGGGTTCCAGGCGGCTGTTACTGGGCTCGACGGCATTGTGCGGTCGAACCTCAAGAAGAAATCGAATCTGCTGTACACCGGCACGAGCACAAGGAGGTAGCCGAGTGGCCCTGCTGTCCCTCCAAGATGCTCAGAAGATGACCCAGCGGTATTCGAATGAGCTGATCTACCGTCGTCCGGCGATCGATGAGCGTCTGAACTACGTCCGTGGGACGACTGGAACGCTGAAGTACGCGTCGGATAAGTTCGGCGAGTACTTCGCGAACCGGTTCTCGGGTTTCTCGGATAACTGGTGCTCTCCTGTGGCCCAGTCGGGCGCCGAGCGTATGAACTACACGGGGTTCCGTCTGTTCGGGCAGAACACGGGGTTCGACATCGAGCTCGCCCGGGTGTGGGAGGCGAACGACTGTGAGAGTTCGTCTTCTGAGGCGTTCCTTGTGTTCGGTGCGGCTTCTCGGGCGTTCGCGCTGGTGTCCCCGAATGATGGTGTGACGCCTCGGATCACGTTCGAGCACCCGGCGCAGACTCTCGTGGATACGGATCCGCAGACGGGTGAGCGTCGTGCGGCGCTTGTGGTGTGGATTGACGACAAGTTCGACTACGCGACGCTGTACACACCGGATTTCATCTACAAGTTCCAGCGCGAGTCGGGCGAGGACCGCTACCTTAACTATGACCGCGACGGACGGTATTACGACCGTGCGGTGCTGGGTGGCTGGGCTCCGCGGCTGATGCCGAACGGTGAGCCCGCTGAGCCCGAGGTGAACCCGCTCGGTGTGGTGCCCGTTGTGGAGCTCCGCAATCAGACGCTGCTCGATGATTCCCCGATCTCGGACATCGCCGGCGTGATGGCGATGCAGGACAGTGTGAATCTGGTGTGGGCGTATCTGCTGAACGCGCTCGATTCCGCGTCGCTGCCTCAGAAGGTTGTGACGGGCGCCGATGTTCCCGCTATCCCGATCCTTGACTCTGAGGGTCAGGTCATCGGTGAGCGTCCTGTGGAGCTCGACAAGCTGCACGGTGAGGCGATCCTGTGGCTTCCGGGCGGTGAGGCGAAGATCGCCGAGTGGTCTGTCGCTCAGCTTGACGCGTTCGGGAACGTGATCGAGCGCTGTGTCGAGCACATCGCGGCCCAGACGAGGACTCCCCCGCACTATCTGGTGGCGAAGATGGTCAACACGGCCGCCGAGTCGCTGACTATCGCTGAGGCGGGCCTTGTGTCGAAGACGCGTGAGCGGATCCGGTACGTCAACCCGGCGATTCGGGAGATAAACCGGCTTGTGGCGATCTGCCAGGGAGCTGATCAGAAGCGTTTGACGGCGATCGCGTCGGGTCAGGCGCTTTGGGCTGATGTCCAGTACAGGTCTGAGGCGCAGATGGCTGACGCGATGTTGAAGATGAAGCAGGTTGGCTTCCCGTTCGAGTACATCGCCGAGCGGTATGGCCTTGGGCCGGATGAGGTCAAGCGTGTGCTGGCGATGCGTCAGGCTGAGCTCGCGGCTGACCCGTTGGCGGCTGCTGTGGAGTCGATGCAGGCGGCCCGTGGCGGTCTTGCGGCTGAGGATCAGGCGAAGGCGGACGAGTTGAATGGCCTCGGCTGAGGCTATAGCCGCTGATCATCACGCCGAGCAGGTCAAGCTGAGCGATCTGGCGGCTTACCGGGTTCAAGCATTGTGGCAGATGGTCGACAGTGCCCAGATCTCGGATTCGTGGGCGGCGCTCTTGCCTCGGGCTGTTCAGACGGTCTCGATGCTTCAGCTTGTGGCTGCGTCCCGTTCGAATGACTACGTCAAGGCGTCTCTCGCCGCTCAGGGGATAGATGACGATGGCGAGGATGTTGTGCCGTCGTCGCTGGCGGGGATCGCGAGCGATGGCCGCAGTCTCGCGGGTCTGCTCGCGTCCCCGGCATACACGGCTCTTGATGCGATCAGCAACGGGGTGAGCGTAGACCGGGCGATGGCAGCGGGGCTGAATGACGCGCTCATGCTCGCCTCGAGCAGCGTGACGGACGCCGGCCGCATTGCCGATGGTGTGGGGATAACGACTCGCCGCACGGTGACGGGCTATATCCGGCAGACGTCCGGGAAGTGCTGCTCGAGGTGCGCTGTGCTCGCTGGCCGGTTCTACAGGTGGAACTCAGGCTTTCTGAGGCATCCGCAGTGCGCTTGTATCCATGTGCCGGCGGGCGAGAGCGTCGCGGGCAGCAGCAAGCGCACGGATCCTTACAAGTACTTCGATTCGCTGTCTCGTGCCGAGCAGGATAAGCGCTTCACGAAGGACGGGGCGCAGGCGATCCGCGACGGCGCCGACATGAACCAGGTCGTGAACGCACGCCGCGGCATGTCCACGACTGTTGGCGGCTCGAAGGTCACATCTGAGGGAACCTCGAAGCGCGGCTACTACCGCTCTCTTGGCGGTTCGAAGCAGCGCATGATGCCCGAAGAGATCTATAAGCGGGCCAATTCGCGTGATGACGCGATCCGGTTGCTAACCCAGTACGGCTACATCACCCCGGCAGGCCAGACGTTGGCCGCCATTCGCGGCGAGGGCTACGGCTTCGCTGCTGATCTCAAGCGTTTCTGACAGCCTCGCGCCGCAACGGCGTGGGGTTCTTTCCGATGCCCCGCAATGGGGACTCATAGAAGGAATCACCCATGGCACTCGCGCCTATTGTTCAGTACCCGATCGGGCCCGCGTTCGATCCGAAGTTCCAGTTTGTTCGCTTCCTCGAGGAAGGCGGCGATGGTGCTGGCGGTGACGCTGGCGCTGGGGCCGGAGAAGGCGCTGAGGGCGCCGCTGGGGGCTCGCAGGAGTCCGGTGGGGCCGGAGAGCACATCGACGGTCAGGAAGCGCTCGGCGACGCCGGTAAGAAGGCTCTCGACGCCATGAAGGCCGAACGTAACGCAGCCCGCGCCGCGAAGGCCGCTCTCGAGGCCGAACTGAAGGCCCTGAAGGATGCCGCAGCGCTGAAGGACAAGCCTGCAGACGAGCAGGAGCGCGAGCGGATCCGTCAGGAAGCCAGCGCTGAGGCTACCGCGAAGGCCAACCAGAAGCTTGTCAATGCGGAGCTCAAGGCTGCCGCTACTGGCAAGCTCGCCAACCCCGAGTTGGTTCAGAAGCTCATCGACACGTCGGCGATCTCAGTTGACGCGAATGGCGATGTTGATGCGGAGGCCGTCGTCGATGCGATCACGGACCTCCTTACGAAGTACCCCTCGCTGGCCGCGCAAGGCGGAACGAGGCAGTTCGACAGTGGGCGTGGCAAGCAGGCCCCTGCTGGACAACTCACGCAGGCCGATCTGAAGAACATGTCCCCCGAGGCCATTGTCAAGGCTGAGGCGGAAGGGCGGCTAGACCGCCTCAAGAGAGGCCAGTGAGCTCACTCCCCCCAATGTGTGACCAAGTGAAAGGACAGTCGCTGTGACGACTCTCAATTTCATCCCTCAGCTGTGGTCTTCGAAGCTGCTCATCGGCTTCCGCCACACCGCTGTTTGGGCTGCTCTTACCAACCGCGAGTACGAGGGCGATCTGACCTCCGGCAACCAGGTCAACATCACTGGCCTGACTGAGATCACGATCCACGACTACAAGGCCGCTGGCCGGACCACGTCGCCGGATGCGATCTCGGACACGACTCAGTCGCTGCTCGTGAACCAGGAGAAGTCGTTTGACTTCAAGGTTGACGACATCGACCGGGTTCAGGCCGCGGGGTCGTTCGGCGAGTACACGGGTTCTGCCGCGTACGGCATCGCAAACGACGCCGACCTGTTCCTCGCGAACCTCGCTTTCTCCGCTTCGACGGTCGTCACCCCGGGCACGAACCCGACTGACGCCACGAGCGCGTGGAACGCGATCCGCGACGCCCGCAAGGCGCTCAACAAGGCTCTCGTGCCTCAGGGTGACCGGGTGCTCGTGATGAACGCCGAGTTCGAGGCCCTTCTCGACGCGTCGGACGCGAAGCTCATGAGCTCGCAGACCGCCGGCACCACGGACGGTCTCCGGAACGCGACGATCGGTCGCCTGCTCGGGTTCGACACCTACACGACCGAGAACATGCAGAGCACCGCGAAGCCGCAGATCATCGCGTTCCACAAGTCTGCTCTCGCGTTCGTCTCGCAGGTTCAGTCCGTTGAGGGCCTTCGCGATCAGAACTCTTTCGCTGACCGCATCCGTGGTCTTCACGTCTACGGCGCGAAGGCGGTTCGGCCCGCGGGCATCGTGTCTGTGACGGCTGTCTGATGGCGCTTGTCAAGGGCGCCAATGGCGTCGTTTTCGATGCTCATGATCAGGTCGCTTCGGGTCTGGTTGGCGGCGGCCACGCTGTGTGGGTCGACGCCGAAGGCAACCCGGTTTCCGGGCCTGTTTCTGCCCCGGCTGAGGCTGAGGCTCCCGCTGCTGGTAAGGGTTCGAAGGGGTAGCACGTGGCCAATTTGATCAGCACTTCCGATCTGACGGACTACGGCGTAGTCATCGCGAGCGATGAGACGGCTGTTGTCGGGCGCCTTATCCGCTCGGCTTCGGCGGCCGTGATCCGTGCAGCGGGGGCGCCGATCATTCAGGCTACGTCGACGGTGCAGCTGGCCGCGTTTGACGGTCAGCTGCTCCGTCTCCCCGGGCTCCCGATCCAATCTGTGGCGTCGGTGACTCTGGTCGCGTCCGGTGAGAATCTGACGGACTGGTTGCAGGTTGCTTCTGGCCTGTACCGGCGTGACGGGTGGGGGGCCTCGGACGTACCCGGTTTCGAGGGCCCTCAGCTCGTTCAGGTGACCTACACGCACGGTTTCGCTACCACGCCGGATGACATCGCCGAGCTCGTCGTGTCGATGGTCATCGCTGGCCTTGATGCGTACCGTTCGGGTGACCTTGGGCTGAATAACGGCAGGTTCGCGTCTGTGGCTGTGGATGACTTCA